CCAGTACATAGGCTATCTCATCCTGTCTGTACCCCAGCCCCAACACATACACCAGAGAAATAAATTGAGCCTCAGTTAATACTCCTCTGCTGATCCGGCTCACATCAAAGCCTACCTTTTTGTTTTCCCCGAACTCTGTAATACTTACACCTATTGCACTCTGGAGATCTACTAAAATAGCTGAGGCTACTGTATCTCCTCCCTCTGCCAGCTTCTCCACCATCCCCCAACTTGAGATTATCTTTTTTACTTCCTCTGGATCACTGTAATCTACGTTCAGTAATCTATCATTTATGGTTTTTACCCTCACGGCTCCCAACTCAATCACCCCTTTCCAATGTGTTCCATCATTCTGTAAGGAACCTCAGTAACAAGCCCTTGAGGATAAGATTTTAGTAATACTGTAGCTCTGCCTTTCTTGAGCTCAAGGATTACTCCATAGCTGTAATCAGCATCCAAAGGCATCATATACTTTATAAATTCGCCCTCTTTAAACACGGTTATCCTCCTCAAAAATAAAGAGACAGAAAGTTATAAGCTCCTGTCTCTCCTGTTTATTCTCCTGATCTGATCCTTTTTAATCCTGTGATAGCCCTTTTCATCCCGGAGATCCTCCCCTCCAGATGATTTAGAGTTTTATCTATGTCCTCCGGCTTCTCAGAGTACCAATACCCACGGTAAGAACTACATACCGGGTATCCCTCACTCCTCAGGTGGTTTACCACCGCCCTCAGGTTCTCTTTCTTTAAATTGAATAGCTCACATATAGCTCCGCTCTTTACTGCCTTACTTTCTTCATAGTGAGTAGTTTTGAGATACTCTAAAACATCATCTGCCTGATCTGAGATCCATGTACCTTTCGTCTCTTCCATGCCCTACACCTCCTGTATAGTGATAACCAGAGATGTAGGAATATTTAGGCAAAAAGAGAGCCAAAAAGAAAAATTTCTTTTCAGCCCTCCAGTTATTTACTCCTCAGCTTCTACTACTTCTCCATCAACACATCTATAGTATGTATCAGCCTTAATCTTTTCACCGTCAACCTGTACCATCTTAGCTCCAGCCAGCTCCCAGCTCTCTGTATCATAAGGAGTTTTATAGTCTCCATCAAACCACTTTTCTCCAATGTATCTCCAGTCTGAGAGGATCAAGTGAGCTCCTACGCAACCTTTAGCTTTTGCCTCATGTCCCCATGCAACCGCAACACCAGTAGGATCACTAACAGATGAGGCTCCACGATACCCTGTAGCAGATGAGGCTCCACAATTCCCTGTAGCAGATGAGGCTCCACGATACCCTGTAGCAGATGAGGCTCCACGATACCCTGTAGCAGATGAGGCTCCATAATCCCCTGTAGCAGATGAGGCTCCATAATCCCCTGTAGCAGATGAGGCTCCATAATCCCCTGTAGCAGATGAGGCTCCACGATACCCTGTAGCAGATGAGGCTCCACGATACCCTGTAGCAGATGAGGCTCCACAATTCCCTGTAGCAGATGCAAAGCCGTGATCCTCATAAGACTCTTTCTCTTTATTTACCTTACTCATAGTGAACTCAATAGCCGCTTTTACCAGCCCAGCAATAGAAATTCTTGCACCAATCTTAATATCAGTAGCACATACCTTTATATCATCACTTCTTCTATCCATGTCTCCAGATAACTCTACCTCATGGAATACACTCTGAGCTGGATTGTAATAACCAAAACAATCCAGAGGATACTCACACGCATGAAAACCCTCCTCACAACACTCAGCTCTCTCAGTATGAAAATCCTTACCCTCCTCATACTGGAAACCTCTACAAGTTAAGTCTTTGTTAAATCCTTTAAATGCTTTCATTCTCCTTATCTCCTCTCTGGATGATTTATTTTCTTTACACTCAGTAATAACCGTTTACTCCTCAAAATTTAGGCATAACAAAAAGAAAAAGTGTAAAAGATTTCTCTCTTACACTTCCTCAACGATTACTCCACTAACTCAAATCTATATAACTGTTTTGCCTCTGGATATTTCTTGTGATCCACCTCAGATAAGAACATACCTAAAAGTCTATGCCAGATCTTACCGTCTGGACACTGATACACTACACTGTAGTTTCCTACATTCTCTGTATCCTGAGATATTGCTAACACCTTTATCCGTTTTCCTGTCTTAAAGTGTTTCCAGATCTGTCCCGGCTTTACCTCTCTGTCATTGTCTACCTTAGGTGCTTTTACCTTGAAATACTTCTCACACTCTGCAAGATCACAATTTCTATAATTGAGTGGGTTCTCATCATCCCACCCCTCTACCTCTGCTGTCTCAACGTGTAAATGCTGAGAGGATAAATCCAGACTTTGCTCAATTTCTGTTACAATATCCTCCTCAAAATAATTCTCATTTACATCTACCAGATAACCGCTTATTTTATGTAAAAATGCCATAGTTAAACTCCTCCCATTTCTTCCCGGATACTTCTATCACAAGCTCCCTCAATGATTTTACAGATCTCAATATACTCAGCCTTTGTAAGAAAAATTCCTCCTGTAATATCATGGACGATAGCTCTCAGATTTCTGTTATCTATCATTGTTACCATTTCCTCAGCCATACTTACCACCTCTCCCCATTTACCTCTACAAGAAACTTAAAATCCTCATCAGAGCTAAACCCTAAATCAATCAGAGTATCAGCCTGTTTCTTTGTCATTTTAAGCTCATGTGTATAGATATGCTGTTTATGTAAAGTCTCATAAGTGTAAGGTACATCTCTGGATATTTTGATCCAGCCTTTCTCCTCAAGCTGTGACTCTTCCAGATAACTCCTGTATCCCAGCTCAGCACATATCATAACCGCCGCCCGGTAATGTCCCTCAAATCCTGTGTTATAAGTATCTCCCTCTGGAGAGATCCATCCAAACTCAAACTCTGGAGAATTTTTAGGAAAACACTGTTCTCTTGTGAGTGGCTCCTCATCCTCCTCCACCTCAATGATCTCTACAAAGTTATCCTCTACCGGATAAAAGGAACATCTTCCTCCTGAAGCATTAACCACTATAGGGAGATCCTCCTCTTTTATTCTCTGCCAGCCCAACACTCCACGATCATTAAACAGCTCAGGATCTATCTTATCAAAATACTCTTTTGCATATAATCCTACAGAGCCTTTATAGACTGCATACTTAATCTTCATTGCTCCAGTTTCCTCCTTATCAGTGCTCTTACTCCACTTGCTTTCAGATCTGGTAAATCTACCAGCGGATCCTCTAAGCCTCCCAGAGCCTCAATAACAGCCTCCAGAGCCGCTCTACTCTTATACAGATCCTCCATGAGATTATCCTCAATCACATAGTAATCCTTTCCATCCCCGAAAGAGATAGCAAGAGCATAATCTTTCTTTCTCATGCTGTAGGCTTGCTCCTGAGCCTTTTCTAACCACGCTTTTTTAACTGAGATAGATTTACTCTCTGCCGCCTTTGTCTTTGCCTCTATAAAGAGATCTGAGGTAGTTACATCCCCTTTCAGGAAAGGAGTAGAGCCAGAGCCTACCACCTGTCTCCCTCCTATGTTCTTTGCAAGCCGCTTTTCCTGTTTATCACTCAGCTTTCTTGTGTTCATGCTTTCCCACCTCTTCTACAGGTAATACCTTTGTTGTAAATCTCCACTTTCGGGCATCATCCCCGATCATATAAAAGAGTCTTGCCTCAGCTAACATAGGTGTATCCTCAGCAATTCCGAACTGAAAACATTTCTTTGCTGTATTCCAGATCCCATACTTTTTCCCGTTTCTGCCTCTGTAATATTCTCCCCTTTTCATTCCTCAGCCTCCTGTAAATCTTTCTCCAGAATTACCCTGTACTTATATCCCTGATACTCAGATTTTACACATCTCTCAGTTACTTTCTCTCTTCTGATCTGCCGGAACCCTAAAGCCTTTAATCCCTCAATGATAGCCTTGTTACCCTTTTCCATAACACTTAAGCCTACTGAGAGAGCCACCATATCATCCCCGGCGGTAACTCTTGTGAGTGCAAGATCTTTCTGTACTGTCTGAATCTCCTGAGTTACTTTGTCAATGTCTGCCTGATTTTTATAGCCTTTCACATCTTCCTCCATCCTGATCCCACCAATCTCCCAGAGATCTTTCTTGAGTTTTCCCATATCAAGCTCCCCATTCTGCCAGCGTCCGTAATAATCCAGAACCAGATCAAGAAACTTAGGGATATTTTTACTACTGCTTTTCTGCCAGAAATGCTCCATTAACACCTGACAAGGTAAGGTAAGTAATAGCATCATAGCGGCGTTTACAGCATCATCATAAACCTCAGCTTTTATCTTTTTCACTTTCTCCTGAAATTCCTGATTAGCCTCCCACTTAAGCTGTCCTCTCAAAGACTCAGGAGTATAGTTATAAACAGGCGGCTTTTTCATCTTTTCGCCCTTTTTCATCTCTCTACGTCTTTCAGCTCTACCCATGCTACCGCCTTACCTCCTTTTAAACTTTCCTGTACATCAATGACTCTCTGGTTTGCTGACCCAACCCATTTAAGAGAGGTATCCTTGTAAGAAAATACAAACTCCCCGTCTACCAACACATCAATCTTTCTCAGGATACCGGGATATAACCACACCAGCTCCTCCCACATATACCCTGTATAGATCCAGATTGTTTTATCCGGGTACTTTGCTTTTATCTCCTCAATGAGCTTTTCTACTTCTGGAGCATTGTAAGGAGCTAAAGGATCTCCTCCAGAGAATGTAATACCTGAGATATAATCTCTCCCCAGAATATCAAATAACTCAGCCTTTGCCGCCTCATCAAACTCTATACCGCCCTCAGGATCCCATGTAATAGGGTTCTGACAGCCTTTACAATGATGTTCACACCCAGCCAGCCAGAGGACAGCTCTTAAGCCGTCCCCGTTTAACATATCGTCCTTAGTTATATTGTGATACCTCATTTATCCCTCAGCCTCCAGATCATAAAATACAAGCTCCTCACCCTCCGGGACTGGACACTCATCCATACGCCACTCAAGAGACTTAATCACCGCCCAGCCATATCTCAAACTGTCCACATAATCCTGATTAAATACCCGGCTATCAATGTATAATCTATCTGATTTACCAGATCTGTCTGACTCTTTCAGGTATGTATCTAAGTGTCTCAGATCAATGAGATCACTCTTTACTTTTCCCATGTCCCCGTTATGAATTGTATAAGTGATACCGTCTACAGCATCAATCAGCATCTTACAAGCCCAGTAATGATTTAACTTTCTGCTATATGCTGTATAGAGCCAGATCTTACCCGTGTATCCCTGTAAACGTAATCTGTGAACCATCTCAACTACACGCTCAGACATTAACATAGGCTCTCCTCCGGTAATACAGATCTCCTCATACTTGAAAAGATCCTCAAAAGCCACCCGGTCAATATCTCCCAGATGTTCATTACAGCACCCTTTACACTTCCGGTTACATTTCATTGTGACTATCACTCTTGCTCTCATCTCATACCCTCCTACAGGTTATTATTTATATTTTGATGGATCCGATTTAAACTAATGAGGATCTCCTTTTTACTCAGTCCAGCCTCTCCTTTACGGATAACAGCCTCCAGCTCTTCTCTGGTACTCTGGAGGAGCTGTAAGTAACCGTCAGCGGCTACCTCTGCCTCTTTCTCCCAGTTCTCAAGAAACTCCTCTACAGCCTCATCCTTTGCCGCCTGAGTAAATCCCTCAATAGCCTCATATACATCCTCCGGGACTACTTCCTTGAGATCTTCCAGTTTAAAGATCCACTGAGTTTTCCCATCTTTCCCGATCACTGGTAAACAATCAGTACCATTAAATTTACCGTTCATACTCACGCCTATCACCTCCTTATGGCTTTCTTGCCAACATTACAATCTGCTGGTAATAAAAATATCTATCATTGGTATCCTTATAAGCCTCATAGATCCCGGATCTCTTAGCTACTGCATTTCTCACTTGCTCAGCATCAAACTCTTTATCAAAGTTTCTTTTCTGAGTCTCCTCATGTCTATCCCGGACAGCTACCAGCCTGTCAATCTCCTGATCTGCCTCATCCATGAGCTTCTTTAATCTCTCAGCCTGTTCCTTTAAAATAAATGAGTTTGTCTGTGCCAGCTTTATAGCTCTAAGCCATGTCTCAGGATCTCCAGACTTAACCACCTCATCAGGATCCAGCTTGTGCTCCATGCAATAACACTCAGCATCATGTAAATGTAAAAAGACCTTTTCCCCGGCTCCTGTATCTATCAGAAAATAGTGTTTATTCTGTAGCTTTCTGACTCGATCACCTGAGTATAAATGTCCATCACTCCAATGAGATCTCAATTACTCCTCAACTCCTTTCTTTATTGAGTAATAACCAATATTTCCCGGATTTTTAGACAAAAAAAAAAGAGGATCTCACTCTTTTTCTGAGATCCTCTTTACTGGTAATTTATTTTACAGTCCAACTCTTGCCGCAATCATGGCATACTGCAATTTTCTTTTGATGGTTCACGGTCTTATACTTCTTAGGTGCAAAGATTTTTACAATCAGTGCCGGGAAAAACAGTAATAACCACTTTAACGGAACCCAATACCAACCGATAAACAACCACCACAAAACTCCATGTTTTTTCTCTTTAAGCTCTGTCTCATTAACTACCTGTACAGTCACATTTTCACTATTACATTTAGGACATTTCATACACTTTTATCCTCCTTAAATTTTGAGTACATTATACTACTTATTTACCGCTGTATCAATCACAAACTGAGCCCACGCTCTACTATCATCCTCTCCATACATCCTGTATATACAATCCTGATAAGGGATCCTCCAGTATTCTCTCCCGGCTCCCTCAGCGGTCAACCCACGCCTCTCATATCTCCTCTCTATGTTCTGTAAATGATGTCTGAATTGATGTAAGAAACTCTCAAGATCCGGCTCAGTGAGGTATATCTCTCCTGTAGCCTGTACATAGTTA